GGAGGCCGGATGCAGCAGATGCTTGTTGGCGTCGCTCAGCAGCGTCGTATAGTTCGCTGACTGGCTGTTCTGCGGGATCGAGCCGCCCAGATAACGCCACGTCGCCGCAGTCGTCGGCAGCACATTGAGGTTGAAGCCCAGCGACAGGTACAGCGCATTCGCATACAGCACTACGTCGTTCAACTGGTACTGCGTATTTGCCGAATACACATCACGGAAGCGCATGGCGTCGGTCGGCGTCACCACCGTCACCCCGCCCTGCAGGATGATGTCGTCCAGATAGAAGCCGATGGCCGAACCGCCGCCGGTCACCATGAAGCGCACCGCGGTGGTGGTCAGCCCGAAAGCGCCGAACGCAGAGGTGGGGATGCCGATCGACTGATATGACGTGATGTTGTTCTGGTCGAAGGCGTAGGCGCCGTGCTTGAAGGTGACCGGGGTGCCGACCGCCTGCGTCCCGTTGTACCACTGGATAATCACCGACTTCTGCGAGGCCCACGCCGCTTTGTTGCGGATATAGAACGAGAGGAAGTTGCGGGTCGACAGGTCGAACGCAGAGCCATTGCTGAAGTTCGCATACGCTGCTGCCGCCGCCGCCGTGAACTCCACATCCTTGGTCCCCGCGTGCGGGTTGGTGGTCGACGCCGCCGCCACCGTTCCGCCACTGGTGGTCGTCGTCCACTCGGTGTTTTCCAGATAGACATTGGTCGTCGTCACCCCGATGGTGGTCGCATTGGCCGCGACCAGGATCGCCGTCAGCCGCAATTGCGACAGCGGATCGATCGACGCCTCGGCCGGTGTCGCGCCCGCAGTGCCGGTAACGACGACCGCAGTGCTCGAACTGGTCAGGGCGATGACATCGATGCGCGGGTTGGTGACGTCCGCAGTGGTCAGGGTGACCGTGGTCTCAGGACTCGTATAGGTCGCGCCATTGATCACATACGACGCCGCCGACACCACGAACTGCAGCCCGGACACATAGCGGATGGCGCCACCGGAGAGCAGTGCGCTGCCGTAACTCTGTCCCGGCGCACCCTGCGGCCCGGTCGGTCCCGGCGCCCCGATCACCTCGATGATCGTCGTCGTGCTCGCGCCGCCACCGCCGCCACTGGATCTCAACATGTCAATTGCCTTCCATGCACTGCCATACGAGGCCATCGCTGCAAAGCAGCACCCATTTGCCGGCCGTCGGCGGCAGGATCGCCGTCCCCGCCGCGCCGCCGGCCAGCGGCACTACATTGGCACTGGCCGAGGTCACCGTCTGCGCGGTGATCGAGCGAATGACCAGCTCCCGGCCCTTGTTGGTCACCGCGTCGGGCAGCACATAGACCGTCGCCCCGGCGTTGTTCTCGATCATGTAGAAGTCGTCGGGCAGCACCGTGTACGGCGTCGCCGTCTGCACCGTCACCTTGCGGTTGATCCAACCACCCTGCCCGGTCGTCGTGCCCAGCGTGCGCTCCAGCGCCGAGATGCGCTCGATATTCAGCCGGAACTGATACCAGAGCGCCCGATAGAGCAACTGGTCCCACTCGGTCATCGCTGCCGACAATTCGGGCAGGTTGATCTCTTCCGGCTTCATCGCTCACCCGCAGGGACGAATTTGGGCACCAGGTCCGCGATCTCGACCTGGGTCGTGGTCGCGGCATTAGTCAGGTCATACCTGAACGCAAAAAAATTCTGGGTACTGCCGGCAATGGTCCCGTTCGGTGTCGGTCCCAGCAGATCAAAGCGAAACGAGGTATTCATCTTCGCCGTCCCCAGCGCAGTCGGGTTGCACGGGGTCATGCTTCCATACACCGTCAGCGTCGCATCGGCCGCAGTGGCCGGGCGCTGGATGAACACCGGATTGACGCGCTGGATAGTCTGCAACTTGTCCGGCTGTCCGAACCAGCCGGTAGTAAAAAAGTGCCGCGGCACCGGGTCGACCTGGTTGCGCTGCTTGGGCGTGCCCTGGATCATGCGCAGGGTCGACAGGTTGAAATGGTCGGCACCCTGCGTCACCGTCGGGATACCGCTGCTAACACTGGTCACCGTCTCCGTTCGGAAGTCGTCCACATTGCTCTGGCAGGAGATCGGCTGCGCGGTCTGCTGCGAACTCAGCATTCCCCAGCGGTCATAGCGATAATTCCAGACCAGGGTCATGGTGTAGGTTGAGAGCCAGACGCAGTTATCGCTCATGTTATGACCGAGCTGCATCGGGATATCGCCCTGGTTCAGAAACAGGCCCTGGGTTGCCATGAAGTCGTAGATGCCGTGGGTGATCCCTCGCGGCCGTGTGCCATCGTAGATGAACACATCGCGCCAGCCGACAAAGACCAGTCCATTTTCGGTATTGACCACCGATCGGTGGCCGACACAACCGATCTTGTCGCTGATCCGTTCAAAATCCCAGATCGGGCTATTCGGGCCCGCGCCGACATAGCGTCCGCGATACATCGAATTAGCCTTGAACACGATGATCCCGTCGCGAAATGGCCGCACCGCAGTGATCGCCCCCGGCGTATCGACGAACTGCGCGTAGGACGACTGCGTGACCTGTGGGTTTACCCGCCAGTCGGTGTGATCGCCGATCGCCGACCAGGCCAGGATGTCGGACGAACCGGTCACCGTCGACCAGTTACCGACATCGCCCAGAAACACGAAATTCGCCGCCACGCAGCAAGTGTTCGCGGCCGGCGCCGCAGTGGCCCCGCCCAGATCAGTAAACTTTATCCCTGCGGTCAAGTCCAGCGCAGTACGCTTCTGCGCGGTCACCGACTTATTGGCGGCAATAATCACATCGCCGAACGCACACAAGTCGAACGCGCCATGAGCGTCTTCGCCGAACTGATAGGCCGTCCCGCCCAGCGCATAGTCGCCGGCAGCATGCGACACATTGATGAAACCGCTGGTGAAGTTGAAGACACTCAACCGCTTGTTGGTGCCGACGATGACGATACCGCCCGGGCTGGAATTCCAGCGACTGGCAAACAGCACATTGGGCCATACCTCGTCGGCCGCCCCCAGCGTATAGGTATGCGCGGTATAGGCAGTCTCGGCGGCGGCGGTGAGATAACCCCGCGGCGATGGCACCAGTTCGCTGACAAAGGCCAGATATCCCGGCGTGCGCGGGTCGAGGTCGGGGCGGAAGTCAAGCATCCCATCTCCGCAAGCGTCCGGTCCTCGTGCTTTCCTGGGTCTGCAACTGCAGCCCCCGGAACAAGTCCTTTTCCTGCTGGTCGAGCATCGCCGCCCAGCCCATCGTGTCCTGCGAGGTCGGCATGAACTGCCCAACGAGCAGCTTCTTGGCCCGGGTGCGGATCAGTTCCTCGGCCTCGGTCGTCCACGCATTCGACGATGCAGAGCCGGTCGTCAGCGCCGGCTCTGTGTACAGGTAATACTGGGTCAGCGTATACGCCGCATCCGGGGTCGGATACAGCCGGAACTGCTTCGCATAATTGGCAAAGCACGACGGCTGACCCCGGTACGTGTTGTTCACGTACATCTCGTCAATGTCGACCGGCGCTACCCGCTCGAGCGGCGTGAATGTGCCATTGAGCGTGACCACCAGCTGGTCAAGTTCGACTAGGTCGGTCGGCCAGTTGTAGACCTCGGTGCCGGCGATGGTGACCGTCACCGCTTTTTTCTCGTTGAACCAGAACCGATACCGCTGGTAGTGGGCGATGGCGTCATTGATGTAATCGTCGACCACCGCCGCCACATCATCGCGATGCAGTTCTGCAATGATCCGCGCTTCCATTGCCGCAAACGTTGCCATGCAACACCTCCAAAAGCCTGCCGGACGCCCTCGAATCACCAGCGCCCGGCAGTGCAACGCCTCAACTACAGATCATTGTCGGCAAAATAGGCGATGATGATCTCGCCCGTTCCCGTAGTCGGCGTGGTGCCGGTGACATTGATGTACGCCTGTACCGTGGTGTCGGCCGTCACCATCGGGCTGATATTCAGCCCCTCGTCCAGCGGCACCACCCCCAACGCCGTCAGCGAGATGCTGGTGCCGAAGTTGTTGGTGCCAACGTCGGTCGAAGCCCCGATGTCGATCAGGTTGTTGGTGCCCGCATTGAATACCTGCGTC